ACACGGGAGATGCTGTAATTTTCGGTGGCTACGGGTCTGGCGATCTAGCCCCCTCAGCGGTGATAGGCGCTTGGCGGGCGGGACCTTGGAGGGGTTCTGCTCGCAGGCACGCTTCGGAGTGTCGGGGCGCGCAGATGGGCGCTGACGGAGAAAACCGGTACAGCTAGAGGGGTAGCAGGTCCCCGTGCTGGTAGACGTTCCCGGTGATCGTGATGTATCGCCCGGTGCTGTATCGCTCGATGTTGAGGCCGTCGATCTGGCGTTTCGTGCCGTGGTCGGGTTCGGCGGTGCCCCAGATGTGGAGGCCGTCGCCGCTGGGGCTGATCTCGATGTAGTGGCGGGTGTACGTCTCGAGGTACGCGGTCGCGGTGTCGTTCGGTTGCCCGTCGATGAGGCAGTGGTCGAGGTCGATGCAGCCGATTCCGTCACCGAGCACGTAGCCGAGGCCAATGCCGGCGCGGGATGCGGCCGCTTCACGGTGGCTTGACCAGGTGTTCGGGTCGGTGGAGCTCGCGGGGTGGCCGTTTATCTTGAGTGGCACTTTCTTGGGTGAGTAGCGGATCCACCGGTCGCTGTTGAGCATTCGCGCGGGGATCGGTGACCGGAGTTTCAGCCTGCGGGCGTAGTTGCGGCACTTGTCGGAGCAGTACACCGCGTGGGCGTTCTTCCGCACGATCGACCGACCGCAGTACCCGCATTCGCGCATACCCAATTGTACCGGTTTCTAGTAGGTAATTGCAGGCATTCGGCCCGAAACGGGCGGTGCTCTAAGTCCCGAAACGGGAGTGATCGATCATGGCCGGTAGAGGTCCACAGCCGAAGGATCCGTCGAAGCGGGCGCGGACGAATAAGGATGTTGTCGCGATCCGCGAACTGCCGATGATCCGCGCGGACCAGCCGGAACTTCCCGAGTTTGAGATTGTCCGGTACGTCAAGGATGAAGAGTCCGGCGAGGTCGTGCCATACAAGGTCCCGTACGTCTGGTCTCCGCTGACTCGCGAGTGGTGGCGGATGTGGGCTGAGTCTGCCCTGGCCCCTGATTTCACGGCAACGGACTGGTCGGAGCTGCGTGATACTGCGTTCCTGCATTCCGAGTTCTGGCAGGGCAGCATCAAGCTCGCTGCTGAGTTGCGGTTGCGGACGGCGAAGTTCGGTGCGACGCCGGAGGACCGTCTGCGGTTGCGGATCCAGTTCGCTGAGGCTGTCGGCGCTGAGGTCACGACCGCTGCGAAGGTCACGAGTGCACGCCAACGGTTCGCGGGTATGCAGGTGCCGGCGGATGAGATCGAGTCGGCCTGATGCCGTGGAAGCCGCTGGACGGTGAAGCGTTCCCATCGTTGGGTTGGCATGTTGCTGACCAGATGGCCGAGTTCCTGGCTGCACCCGCGCGGGTGGAGTATGAGCCGTTCGAGGTGACGCGGGAGCAGCTCGAGTTCTTGGTGCGCTTGTACGAGCTCGACCCGGCGACGGGTAAGCGGGTGAAGCACCGGGCGGTGTTGCAGCGTCCGCGCGGTTGGGGCAAGTCCCCATTCCTTGCCGGGATCGGGATTGCCGAGGCACTGTTCGAGGTGGTCCCTGACGGTTGGGATGCTTTCGGGCAGCCGGTCGCGAAGCCGTGGGCGTCGGTGTTGACGCCGTTGGTGTTGGTGACGGCGGTGTCGGAGGAGCAGGTCAAGAACACTTGGCAGCCGCTCCTTGAGATGTTGCGTGACGGCCCGGCTGTGGATGAGTTCGGTTTGGATCCGATGGACACGTTCGTGTCGTTGAGGTCGGGGCGGATCGAGCCGCGTTCATCGAGTGCACGGTCCGCGAAGGGTGCCCCGGGTCAGGTCGCGGCGATCATGGACCAGACCGAGGAGTGGGTGCCGGGCAACGGTGGGCCACGTCTGGCGCAAAACCTCCGCAACAACGCGTCGAAGGTTGGCGGGCTCACGGTCGAGTCGCCTAACGCATTCGTGCCCGGGGAACGGTCTGTAGCGGAGTCGTCCGCGAAGTTCTGGGAGCAGATCAAGTCCGGGAAGTACAAGAACCTGGCGGAGATCCGGTCGCTGGCGTATGACCACCGTGAGGCTCCGGCAACAACTGATGTGGGGGATCTTGAGTCGCTGATCGCCGGGTTGCGGGTGTCGTACGGTGACAGTTCCGACCATGCGGACGGGTGCGTGTTGCATGATCCGCCGTGCGCGCCGGGTTGGTCGCCTATCGGGCGTATCGCAATGGATTTCTTCGACACGTCGAACGATCCGCAGACGATGCGCGCTGACTTCCTGAACCAGATCACGCATGCGTCGAACTCGTACGTTTCCCAACCGGAACTGCGGGCGATCATCAACACCGATAAGGTGGTCGGTCGTTCCGAGCCGGTCACACTCGGTTTCGATGGTTCCGAAGGTCGGAAGTCTGGTGTCGCGGATGCGACGGTACTCATCGGCTATTCGGTGTCCCAGAAGCACCTCTTCGAGCTCGGCTGCTGGGAGCAACCGCCCCTGTGGGATGTCGACACGAACGGGATTTGGCGTCCCCCGCTCCTCGAGGTGGAGGCGGCTGTTGCGGATGCGTTCCGCAAGCACAACATCGTCGGCTTCTACGCGGACCCGTCCGCGGGGTGGGCTGGCCAGGTGAAGCAGTGGGAGTCCACCCACCACCGGGTCCTGAAAGCGAAGATGACCAACGATGAGCCGGTGAAGTGGCGCCAGAAGGACCTCACCCGCACATGCGAAGGCTTCGAGAACATGCGCCTGGCGATCGTCAACGGTGACATCACCTTCGACGGGTCGTTGGGGATGCTGTCCCACTTCCTGAACGCACGGCGCGACCCTCGCCGCAACGGATATGTGGTGAAAAAGCCGGACGACGATCAGGACTTCTCGAAGGTGGACCGGGTGTGGGGCGCGATGTTCGCGTTCGTCGCCGGCATGGACGCCATCGGCAAGGGTGTGCTGCAAACCAGCAGGCGGATGCCGCGACAGATTCAGTGAGGGAGGTCACATGGCTGCCACGCCACAGGATTATCTCCCGCTCCTGACGAAGAAACTTGACGACCGTCAACCGCGTATCGCATTGCTGCGGCGGTACTCGACTGGTGATGCTCCGATGCCGGAGATGGGTAAGAACACGAAGGCATCGTGGGAGGCGTTCCAGAAGAAGGCGCGCACCGACATGGGTGGGCTTTCGTGCGCGTCGCTCGGTGGTCGGATGGTGCCCAATGGGGTGTCGATCGGTGAACGCCGCGACGGTCCGGCGACGGTTGCGGCACGGCGTATCTGGCGTGACAACCGCCTCGATGTGGTCTTCGCGGATGCGATCTGGGACATGCTCTCCGTATCGGTTAGCTACCTGATCACGGGGGTGCGTTCGGGTGACCCGATCATCACGGCGGAGAAGGCTGAGCAGGTTGTCACGATCGGGGATCCGGCGCAACCGTGGCGGTCCCTGGCGGCGTTGAAAGCGTGGCGCGACCCTGACGCTGGTCTCGACTATGCGCTCGTGTGGGTGCCGGGGATGCGGCAGCGGTTCGTGCGGAAGTCCACGACTGAGGGTGGTACGCCGCTCGGTCAGTCCTACGGTGACACTTGGGCGGCGGACGGCGACCCCGAAATCTATGCCGGCAGTGTTCCGGTGTTCGCTCTGGACAACTGGAATGGTGTCGCAGAGTTCGAACCGCACATTGATGTCATCGACCGCATCAACCTCGGCAAGCTGAACCGGTTGGTGGTCACCGCATACCAGGCGTTCAAGGCGCGCGCGTTGAAGAACCTCCCCGAGAAGGATGATGACGGCAACGACATCGACTGGGGCAAGCGACTGAACTTCGCCCCCGGTGCTCTCGTGGACCTGCCCGAAGGGGTTGATGTTTGGGAGTCCGGTGTCGTTGACATCTCCTCCCTCCTCAAGGGCGAAGAGTCGGATGCCCGCGACTATGCGGCTGTGTCCCGTACACCCCTGTCGGTGTTCATCCCCTCCGGCGACAACCAGTCCGCCGAGGGTGCCGCGAACGCCAAAGAGGGTGAGATTCAGAAGGCGAAGGATCGCACCGCCCGAGCGTCCGCACCGATGGAAGCGGCCCTCCTCGCCGCACTGCGGATTATGGGCCTGGATGACGGTTCGACCATTGAACTGTTGTGGCAACCGCCTGAGCATGTGTCGTTCTCTGAGAAGACGATGGCCGCTTCGCAGGCGAAAGCTGCGGGCATGTCGTCGCGGTGGATTGCGCAGAACATTATGGGCATGTCCCCGGATGAGATTGCCCGCAACGAAACGGATCTTGCGGAGCAGATGTTGCAGAGCTTCGCGTTGGCGGGTGCCCCGAGTGGCGCTGTCGTCTGAGCAACTGGTCGCCGCCTATCTGGCAACGAACGCTGAGATTCGTCGGCGGGTGCTCGCGTATGTGACTGCGGTGTGGTCGAACTCGCCCGCGTTCCGTGACGAGGATGTGGCGCGCATTGTGTCGCGGATCGTTCCGGTGGTGCACGCCGGCCAGATGCAGGTTGCCCAGTTGACGAACGCGTACATCGGGCAGATGGCGGTTCTGGCTGGGGTGACGTGGACGCCTGGGGTCATCGACCGTGAAGCGGTCGTCGGCTATCGGGGTGTGCCTGCACAGACGGTCTACACCCGACCTGCGGTGGCAACCTACACGGCCTTGTCGAAGGGTGCGACGTACGGTGACGCGGTAGCGCAAGGGTTGACCCGGTTGCAGTCGATCGCGTCGACGGACATGCAGCAGGCGGCGACACGGCAGGCGTCACGCTCAATGGGCGGGTCAGGGTTCCAGTCGTTCCGGCGGGTGCTGTCCGGGTCGGAGAATTGCGCCCTGTGTGCGATCGCATCAACCCAGCGGTACACACGCGGCGACCTCCTTCCGCTCCACCCCGGATGTGACTGTGCAATTGAGCCGTTGACCGATGGTCGCGACAACCAGGTCATCGACCCGGGCTTGCTTGAGCGCACTCACGCGCAGATCGAAGCTCACTTGGGTGCCTCCTCCGACCGTGGCGCGCGTGATGCGGGTCTGGGGAAAACGGACTCGAAGGGTCGCCCGATCTCTGACTACACGGAGCTGGTGGTGACGAACCATCACGGCGAGCTCGGACCGACTCTGGGTTGGCGTTCGGACCATTTCACCGGTCCCGCCGCGATCCGCTAACACTTCCCGCACACGCGGGCAGAGCCATCCGAAACGGGTGGCTTTTTTCATGACCCGAAACGGGGATTCCATCATGTCTGATACCACCGAACAGGTCACCGAGGACGCCGCCGAAACGGTTGCGGAACCCATCGAGACCGTGACGCCTGATCTTGCTGCTGAGGTGGCGAAGTGGAAGGCGCTGTCACGTAAGAACGAGGAGCGCGCTACCGAGAACGCTGCCGCGGCGAAACGCCTGGCCGAGATCGAGGAAGCGAACAAGACCGAAGCGGAGAAACTTCAGGCTCGCGCCGAAACCGCTGAGAAGGCTCTCGCTGAACGTGACGCCAAGGAAGCGCTCGCCGCACTCGTGGATGTAGTCGCTTCTGAGAAGAAGGTTCCGGCCGCGATTCTGCGGGGTGCGACTCGGGAAGAACTCGAGGAGCACGCGGACACCTATCTCGCATCGCTGCCCGTGATCCCCGGTGCCCCGTCCGCTGACGGGCTCGGGAAGGTCGGGGAGCCCATCGGTGGGCCGACGCAACTTTCTCTCGCGGATCTTGAGCGGATGGCTGCTGCTGGCGACGACGAAGGAATCACCAAAGCCAAAGCCGAAGGGCGTCTCAACGACGTGCTCGGCATGAAATCACAAACCTAAGGAGAGCCATCATGGCGCTTACCAATTCCCAGGTGACGGTCTTTGCCGCCGAACTCCAGTCCTCGCTCAAGAAGGCGATGGTGTTCGCCGGTCCTCAGACCGTGAACCGCAAGTACGAGGGGCTGATCCGCGACGTTGGTGACAGCGTGCGTATCCGTTCCATCTCACGTCCGACGATCGCGCCGTACGTGAAGAACGTCACCACGATCACCCCGGAGACGCTGACTGACGCTGAGCGCACGCTGCTCATCGACCAGGCCAACTACTTCGCGTTCGAGATCGATGATGTCGACCTCGCGCAGGTGCAGAACGGTGGCAGCCTCATGACCGAGGCCGCTCTCGAATCGGCGTACGGGCTGGCTGACACGGCTGACCTGTACGTCGCTGGCCTGTACACGGGTGCTGACGCGGCGAACAAGATCACCACGACCTCGATCACCTCTTCGGCGCTCGCGGTCACCGGTCTGGTGAACCTCAAGGTGAAGCTGGACAACGCGAACGTCCCCAACGCGGGCCGCTACGCCATCATCCCCCCGTGGTACGAGGGTCTGCTGGTGCAGTCGTCCGCGTTCATCTCGGTTGCCGACTCCGGCACCTCCGAGGCGCTGCGCAACGGCCACATCGGCCGCGCTTTCGGGTTCGACATCTTCGTCTCGAACAACGTCACCCTTGTGACCGGCGACGACTACCTCGTCTCAGCCGGCTACACCGGTGCGATCACGTTTGCGTCGCAGATCAACAAGGTCGAGTCCTACCGCCCCGAGGACTCGTTCTCGGACGCGATCAAGGGCCTGAACCTGTTCGGCGCGAAGCTCGTGCGCCCCTCCGGGATCGCGACCCTCACGGCGTCGATCACCTGATTCGCCGGGGCCGGACTCACAAGGTCCGGCCCCTCCCCACTTCTGTAATCCAACATTCTTCAAAGGAGACACATCATGGCTGATACCGCCATTACCGTCACGACGTTGGCGCTCAACACGTCAACCGCGCAGCCTGCGGGCACTGCGATCGTTGCTGCGAACACGCACGTCATCACCCCCACCAAGCCGATGTCGAAGGTGATCGTCCGGCTGAACAACACGTTCGCCGGGTCGAAGGACTTCACCATCCTCGCGGGCGACAACCCGCCCGCTGATGCTGCTGGTCAGGGGAACCTTGTGATCGCGATCGCTCAGGATGCGACCGTTCTGGTTCCGCTGGAGTCGGCCCGGTTCGTGCAGAGCAACGGCACGATTCGGATTGACGTGGCTGCGTCCACGACCGGATTCATCTCGGCAATTCAGCTCCCGTAGCGGAAAGGTGGTGAGGGCATGGCTGTAACCCAACTGGCATCATCCACGGATGTTGTCGCGGCGATCGGTCGCGCTCTCACCACCGCCGAGTCCGCCCGCGTCGGAGCAATTCTGGACAAGGCGTCCGAGTTGTTCCGACGTGAGGCGCAACAGACTTTCACGACGGCTACGGCCACGAACCGTTTGCAGGTTCGCAACGATCAGGTGTGGCTCCCGAAACGTCCTGTGACCGCTGTGACGACGGTGGAGGACGACGACGGCAACACGGTCACTTATACCCGCTTCGAGCACACCCTGTTCCTTGAGGAGTTGGGGTTGCGGTGGGTGCGCGTGACTTACACGCACGGCGGGACCGTCCCTGATGTTGTGCGACTGGCGGTGGCAGACATCGCCCGGAAGGTGTTGGAGATTGACCCGAACGCGGCTGCTGGACGGTCGCAGTTCACCCGCACTGCGGGGCCAACTTCGGAGTCGTCAACGTATGCGACGTGGGCTCAGGGTGGGCAGACGATGCTCGCCCCCGATGATGAGAAGCTGGCGCGCTCGTTCCGGCCCTCGTCGGGTTCGCTGGTGGTGCTCGAGCCGTGATCTTCGACCACGGAGAGACGGTCACGATCACCACCCCCGGCGCTCCGACGGGTGTGGTGGATTCGCAGGGCAACCCGATCCCTGGCGCTGATGTTGTGACTTCCCTCACTGGCGTAGCGGTGACGCCGCTAGACGGTGCGGAATCCCTCGAACTGTTCGGGTCGGTGGCGATCACCGGATATCGGATCTTCGCCGCCTACGGCTCGACCGTGCCGACGAATGCCGTCGTGACGGTGCGAGGTGAGGCGTGTAACGCGGAGGCGATCATGCAGCACCGTTCCGCTTTCGATGGTTGGGAAGCGTGCGCCGAGATCATCGTGCGGAAGGGGTCCTGATGGCGACAGTCAGATTCGTATCCAGCGCACGGGGGTATGCCGCACTCGCGAAGGTGATGAAGTCGAAGGCGTTGGGCGACCAGCTTGAGGACATCGCCCGACCCGTGTTTGAGGCGGCCAAGAGCGATCCGAACGAGGCCTACGTCGCCTCGCTCGAGATGCGTCAGTTCGTGTCATCGGGCGCGAAGGGTCGCGTGTCGGTTCAGATCGGTGCACACCCGGTGATCGGTTCGAGGGTTGAGGCGAAGCGCGGCACGTTGGCGCGCGCGTTGGGGTTGATCGGCTGATGTTCATCCGTGACCAAGAGTTCCCACCCTCCACCGGCACTCTGGTGACCGCTGGCATTGCGGGGTTGCTCGCCAAGGGCTGGTCATCGACCGGTCTGACCGTGCGGGGCAAGAAACCGGCCGGCACGACCGCTGACCCGTTGACCCGGCGTATGGTCGCCATCCGTGACGACTCCGGGCCGATCGTGGGGAGGGTTTCGCGTCGCCGTCAAGGTGTGCGGGTGTGGGCTGACTCGTCCGTTGATGCGGAGAACATCTGCCACGACCTGATGGCTGTTTTCGGGGCGATGGCGGACGGTAACCCGATCGCCCGCACCCACTCATTCACTGGTCCATTCGATGTGACCGACGACGTACCCCTCATCGTGGCTTCGAAGCCGTTGACGGAGTTCTACTTCACGTTCATCGCGGATGTGAAGGGCTCGAAGCCCGCATAACACTGACCAACCCTGTTCCTCCCACCAGGGGTAAAGAGGCCATCTTCTAGGTGCCTCGCTAGCAATGGAGGAAACAATGGGAGCTGTAACCGATGTCGATGAGGAACTCATCGCAGTCGATGGCATCGTTGCGACGGGTGTGCATGGTGTTGCTGTCGCCCCGACCGACTCGACTACCGCGCTCGGGGGTACGTGGGTTGACCACGGCCTGACCACGGATGCGGGTGTGACCCGTTCGCAGCCAGTGACCGCGAATGTGCGGCGTGGGTGGCAGAACCGGCAGAAGCGTCGCCGGATCGTCACCGAAGCGGCGGTCCGATTCCAGTTCGTGCTAGTGCAGACGAACTCGGATAGCGTCCAACTGTTCCACGGGCTCGCGCTGACCGCAGGGTCGATCATCACCGACCCGGGGCGTGAGTGGCCGCTGATCGCGTTCGACATCGACATGTTCGATGAGAACGATGTCAACGGTGTCATCCGCGAGTACGCCCCATCCGCCCGCGTGGTGGAGGTCGGCGATCAGGTTGCCCTCGCCGGTGACGGTTGGGGTTGGCCGATCACCGTGGAGGCGGAGTACGACACCGACCTGGGTGGGTACACGAAGCAGTTCTACTCGAAGTACGAGACGGTCGCTGTGCCGACGATCTCCGCGGCGATCGCGACGGCGGCGGCTGAGGGCGAGTTTGTGCAGATCACCGGTACGGGGTTCTCGACGGTGACGGGTGCCACGGGGGTGAAGTTCGGGGCCACGAATGCGACCTCGTACGAGCGTTCGCAGGCAACCCCGGACACGATCATTTACGCGAAGGTCCCTGCCGGTTCTGCTGGTGCGGCGAACATTGTGGTCACGAATGCGGGCGGGGCCTCTGCGGCCTTCAGCTACACGCGCGGGGCCTGATCAGGTGTGGGGGCGGCTCTGGGAGGATGCCGCCCCCGCTTCAACCCCAATTCCTCCTAGTACACGCATTCGATAGTCGCCCGGTAACGCCCCGGAAATCGTGGGGGGTTAATGGTGGGTCACTTCGGGGGGTTATCGCCTCAGGTGACCGCCTGTGCCCGCTGAGCGGCAATCCTGCCGCGCTCCTCGAAGAGAGTTTCGAACCTAGGAAGGTTTCCTCCCATGCAATTCTTGACCGAAGACTACAAGTTCGAAATTGATGGCATCGGCTACACGCTGCCCGAAATGAACATCGACCTGTTCGAGAAAATCGCCGCCCTCTACGAGATCGACAACCCCGTCGAGCAGATGACCGCCTGGCGTGACGCGATCCTCGATGAAGCCGAAACCGATGAAGCGAAGGCGGCGATCCGAAAGTTGGGTGTCCGCAAAGTCGCTGCCCTGTTCAAGGACTGGACTGGCATCGGCTCGAAGGCTGAGAAAGATGCCGGGTTGAAGCCGGGGGAAGCTTCCAGCTCTACCGACTGACGGTAGAGCACCGCTCCGAAGCCGCCGCGGACTTCCGCGACCTGTTCCACGTTTCCTTATGGGCGGTGCCCTGGGGTGAGCTGCTGCTGCTGTTACGGGCACTGCTCGCTGACCCGCGCTCGAGGCTCCGCGCGGTCGTGGCCGAATGGTCGCACCCGCTGTCACGTGAAGCGATGCAGCAACTCGACATGATCGACCTGCTCCTCATGCGCTGGTCGAAGGACGGCAAGTTCAAACCTGTCGCGCGCCCTTGGGATAAGAAACCGAAGGCGAAAGCGAAACGGAAGCCCTCCGACGCGCACCGCAAGCTGCGCCCGTACCTGTACAACGACTGACCCGGGATCCTCCCTCCCGCCCAAACGTGGGAGGCATCTGTGGCTGAATCTTGGCAGTCCGCCTGGGTTGAAGTGCTCCCCGATTTCCGCAACTTCCGGGGAACGGCGAACTCGCAGATGTCCGGCATTCTTGGTGCTGCCGGAACTGCTGGCGGTCTCGTCGCCGGGCAGAACATGGGTGTTGGGCTGCTCGGTGGCATCAAGGGCATCGCCGGGCCACTGGTCGGTGTTGTCACGGCGTTGGGTATCGGCAAGCTCGTCGGGGATGCGATCGAGGGTGGTATCCGGTACAGCCTCAGCGGCATCAGCCTCGCGTCGGATCTGAACGAAGCGTTCAACGCGAACGAGGTGATGTTCGGGGACCAGATCGCCGAACAACTCGAGAAGCTTGGTACGGATGCTCCGAAGCGTCTGGCGTTGACTCGTTCGGCGTTCGCGCAGATGGCAACCCAGTTCGGTGCGTTCGCGAAGACGATCCGCGGCAACGATGTGCCGGGGTTCATTGACGAGCTCACCACTCGGGGTGCTGACTTCGCATCGGTGTACAACCTTGAGGTCAAGGATGCGCTGCAACTGTTCCAGTCGGGCCTTGCCGGCGAGACGGAGCCGCTGCGGAAGTTCGGCCTGGACTTGTCGGCGGCGGCGGTGGAGTCGTACGCGTACCGCAACGGGATCGCTGAGGTTGGCACGGCACTGACTGAGGCTGAGAAGGTGCAGGCCCGGTATGGGGCACTGCTTGAGCAGACCGCCGCTGTGCAGGGTGATAACGCGAACACTGCCGGGGAGTTGGCGGGTCAGCAACGTCGCCTGAATGTGGCGATGGAGGAAGCGCAGACCTCGTTCGGTCAGGCGCTCCTGCCGACCGCGTTGGATGTGGTGACGTTCGCCAACGAGGACCTGCTGCCGATCCTGTCGGATGCTCTGGCGAAGGCTGGGCCGAAGCTCGCACAGTCCCTCGAGGATGTGCTGCCAGAGATAAAGGAACTCGTCGGCACGGCCGCAGATCGGTTGCCCGCCGCGATCGAGGCAGCGATCGGCGCGGTGTCTTTGGCGTCGGATTCGTTCAGTGCAGATTTTGGATCTGGCGGCATCTTCGACCCGGAGGTGATCGAGAACCTTGATGACTTCTTCGCGTACATGTCGGAGCCGAAAACCTTTGACGAGTTCCGCGACGGATTCAACAACTTCTTCTGGGGTATCCGTGACGGGATGACCCAAGCCGATCGGGACGTGAAGGAGAAGTCCGACTCGATCAAGGAGTATTGGAAAGCCAACCTCGCGCAGATGAAGGCCGACACCGAGGCGGCGTCGTTGGCGTCGGCTGGTGTCGCGTTCGCGCAGGGTTTCGCTGACGGCATCGAAACCGGGGCTGAGGCGGCGATCCTCGCGGCTGAGCGGATGGCGTTGCGGACCCGCGACAAGGTGAAGAACACGATGCTGATCGAGTCACCATCGCGGGTGATGCGTGAGCTCGGTGGGTACGTGTCGGAGGGGTTCGCGCTTGGTATCGGCGACAACCTGGCGTTGGTCGATAACGCGTTCGGGTCACTGCTGCCATCGGGGACGGCGGGATCCTTGGCGGGCACGGTGCAAGCCGGTTCAGCTGGGACCTCTGGCGGGTTGCGTGATGTGCACTTCCACACCGAGGATCCGACTGTCGCCTACCAGATGATGAAGAACGAGATGGGCGGGCGGTTGGCGACGCTATGACAGTCTCAGTGACCATCGATGATGTTGTGTTCTACGGCGACGACTCGGGTGTGGATTGGATTTACGAGCACCTCAAAGGTTGGTATTCGGGTGCGCCGATCCGTGGCGATTCGGTCGATTACCCGAACGCGGATGGTCAGTCGGAGATCGATGTCGCCTACCGGACGGCACGCCCTCTGAAGTTCACGGGGACGTTAGCGGCCGATACGGCGGCTGAGGCGATCGGGAACTGGATGCAGTTCGCGTCGATCCAATCCGATGGGCGACCATTCCCCCTTACCGTCGTGGACCCGTTCGGCACCCTGACATGCACAGTGTCAGTCATCGGCGCCCCGGAGGTCCTCGAGCTCAGCAACACGGGTGCCGAGGTCACGGTGTCATTGATCGCGTACGACCCGATCAAGTACGGGGCGGTATCGAACCCGTCGACGGGGTTGCCGACTTCGGGTGGCGGGTTGGAGTTTCCGCTGTTCGATGGTGGTGCGGGCGGGGCTCTCTACTTCGGGGCCAATGGGACGTTGGGGCGGGTGACGCTCACCAATGGTGGGACGGCTGCGGTGTGGCCGTCCGTGACCGTCACCGGGGAGCTGACTTCGGGCTTCTACGTGCAACGCCTGGACACGGGGCAGATTGTTCGCTACGACCGGGTTGTGCCTGCCGGGTCCACGGTGGCGATCGATTTCCGCACCGGGGAAGTCCTGGTCGATGGGCTGTCGGATGGGTCCACCTATCTGACCGGCTATTCGTTCTGGTCAGTTGGGCCAGGGGAATCTATCGAGGCCCAGTTCAACGCGATCGGTGGTAGTTCTGGCACGCCGACTGCAACGTGGACGATGGCGGATGGCTTCTGGTGAGCATCCAATTTATCATCGGCGATTTGCTTACAGGCCGCAGGATCCAAACGCTCCCGGCACTGGCGGGGCGATGGTCTGAGGTCATCAACGATGCCGGGGAGGTGTCGTGCACGGTCTCGTTGCGTGACCCGATGGTGA